TAGCAAGACGAAAGTATCTAAAGTGTTCGTTGCCGATAGCACCATAAGCAGAGTTCAAAGAGATCTTCTTTGCCATCTGGATGTTATTACAACGGGCGATCTCTTTCATGAGTTCAACAGTAGGAGTCTTCTCATACTGTTGCTTTGCCTTGATCATTCTTTTCTTGAAAATAACACGACTGTCATACATCTTCTTCATCATCTGAGGAAGAAACCCATGCTTCTCTTTTGTATACTGAGCACCATTGGCACACACAGCATACTCACCATCAATCTCTAGTTCTTTATCAAGTATCTTATCAACAGTTGCTGTTGAATGTCTCTTGTCGAGTAGTGTCTCGGGTGAGATGTTGTACTGCATAATGAGATGAGGATACAGAGAGTTGAGATCAAAAGACACAACCCAATCATAGAATCCTGGTTTCGGTTCTTTGACATAAGCACCCGCATACTTCTCTGTCTTGGTCGCTTCTTTCTTAGGAGGAATAGCAATCTTCCTCTTCAAGAGCTCGCAGTAAATATAATTATCCCACATGCGAACCTGACTAAACACATCTTCATAATTTACCTTGGCATCATATGCCATGGTGTATGCCAGTTCAATCAGTTTCATCTTGTCATCCAGTTTGTCCACCAGGCGAACATCATGGATGTTGTACTCAATGAACTTCTGCCAGTCGTTCTCATAGAACTCTTTAAACGTATCGAACTCAGAGTGATCTAGTTTCTTCTCGTTCAGTTCAACAGAACAGATGTGATCAAGACGGTAACTCTCTTGGTTCGTATAAGTAAACTTCTTATACAGTTCAAGATAGTCAAGTTGAGAGATACCAAGAGTATCAATTGTACATTGCTCACGACCTTTAATGTAGATCTTTCTTTGTGATACTAGTTTCCAAGGAGACAAGAGTTTCACATACTTTTCACCAAGAATGCGATTAACACGGTTGTGAATGTACGGCATGTCGAACAACTGCACGTTCCAACCAGTGATTACATCAGGGTAATTTTGCTGCCAGTATTCAAGGAATGCACCAAGCATAGTCTCTTCAGACCTGAAGTGCATGTAGTCAACCATAGCGTCCTGGTTGTTGAACGCACGGGCACCAAACACTGTTATACGACCCGTGAAGGAGTCCTTGATACTGATAGCAAGAATCTCCTGATCGGCAGACTCAATATCTGGAAATCCATTCTCTGCTGCGGTCTCAATGTCAATAGTAAACACACGTATCTTGCTGCTGTCGAACTTAAGTTCTTCTTCAGGGTGTTGCTCAGCGATGTACTGATACAGAAACCGTGAGTTTCCATAGATCTCAAAGTCATCAACTTCTTTGTACTGCTTCACGAAGTCTCGTGCCTCCGTGATAGATCCAAACTTATGAGGTTCTACACAATCACCTTCTAGTGTACGCCATTCTGAATAGTTCTTTGTAGGCAAATACAGCGTAGGGTTAAAAGGAACCCTAACGCTGTAGCGATTGCCGTTCTCATAACCACGTACAAGCAGACGGTTACCTGCTTGCTCAACACTAGTGTAAAACTTCATTCAAGACATTCAATATAACGAGCAAGCAGTTGCTTGCTAGGGTTGGTCACAACAGTCAGGTCTGAGGACCTGACGTTAAACTCACGCTCATCAGCATGTGGTGCCCATGGAGTGATCTGACCTTCACAGTCTACAACATATGGTTCTACCATCCACACATCAGGGTCACCTGGCAAGGTGTCTCCTTCAGCAGGTTCTACTTGAGCAATGATCCATTCATTCTGCAGCTTGATCAGGTTCGCTGTTATTTCCATTAGACTCCTCAGGATAGTAAATTTGTTCGTCCTTAAGTCCTGCCTCTAGTAGTTTAGTGCGGTAGTTTTGGAAAATAGAATCATCAGGAAGGACTGCACTAATGATATGATCTCCAGTAATAACATGTTCCTCAAAGGGACTGAACGGATTAAACCTAGTATAGTTAATAGGAGTTGTACCATCCTCATTTGGTTGACCCAAAGTAAGAATAAAAGGATAAATCATACGATACGCACTAATCTTGGTATCATCATTAACATCACGAACTGCACCAAAAAGACACAGCACACGCTCACCAGTAACAAGAGTTACTACACGAACGTTATGATTATAATTTGGTTCACTCATTTTCTAGTTCCTTTTTTTCTGTAAGTTTTTGTTTCCAAGCATTTTCCAGTCCTGGTTCTGGTGTGCTAATTGTCATAACACAGTCATATGGAATCTTAAACTGCCAATCTGGAGAATAAGGATTCCATTTACTGAAGCGCACTTGGTATTCCATACCATGCTGCTCAGTTAGATATTGTGGTGTTGCATCATCAAGATTGAGAATGTAAGGATCTTCCATAAGAAGGCAAACACCACGTTTGTCTTCACCTTCACTATCAAAGATCTCTTTTAACTCAGTAATGATGCGATCACCAGTCTTAAATGTGACTACCGATACTGCCATAATTATTTTGAGTTTGATTTTATTTTAGCACCAAAAAAGGGGACCGTCAAGTCCCCTTCACTTGTATTTAGAACCATTTTTTTCTCTTCTGTTTCTCTGGCAAGTGTTTGACAAGAGTGATTGTAAGGAGACCGTCAACAAACTTAACGTCTTCAACTTCCACATCATCTGCCATCTGCCAGTTACGAGAGAATGTTCGATATGAAATTCCTTTGTGAGAATACTTACGTTCTTTATCTGCTGGTGCTTTCCTAGCAGATACAGTTAAGACATTTCGTTCCGTCTCGACTTCAATATCTCCTCCTGAAAATCCAGCAAGAGCGACTTCCAGTAGTGTTCTACCACTACCTCCATCGACAACATTGTAAGGTGGGTAATTTGTTCCACCTCCTGCGAGAGCATCAAGTCTGCTGAATGTTTCATTGAATCCAATTGAATAAGGGGTATAATGTTCCCAAGTAATATTAGTCATGTCCTTAGATAAGCGACGTTTACATGCGACCCGTTAGGCATCACAATATTATTTAAAGATTTACAGCAAACGTTTAATAGTGGAGAACCGTATTAAAACTTACGGTTTACTCAACTGCTGTCTTCTTTCGACCAATATTATACTTGGATTCTAGTGTCCAATCATTCTTTTCTTTGAATGAAAGAACTTTAATTTGATTGAGTGGTGCAAGATCAGCAATCTTATCTACATTTACAACTGTGATTAGTCCCCAATCACTAAGAAGTTGTACGATACGATTACGACGCTGTACATCATTCAAAGACAAGTTAGTATTTTTACCATCAAGAGCAAATAACTCTTTGAAGTGTACAATATAATACTTACCTTGTTTATGTAAGATGTGACAGGACTGGTAAATCTTTTTTTCTTTACGAGACGCTACACCAATACGAGTTAAAGTTTCTCTTACTTTTAGGAAGTCATCAGGTTCACCAAGAACCACTTCAACCATATCAGTTTGCTTCCACTGGATCTCAGTATCAACACTCATTTTCTTCCACCTTTATTCAATGCTTTTGTAATATGATCTAATTGATCCTTGGTGAGAACCCTGAGTGCTTGGAGTGCTTTATCGTCATTATAACCATAATACTCTTTGACTACTTCAAGATAATCAATAGAATCTTTACGTGCCCAAGGAGAAAATCTTTTCCTTGGTTTCACACTATTTAGTAAAAAGTCATATTGCATCTTCTTAGGAAGATTAGGATTCTTGTTCATCTCATTGACATACAAGATAGTATCCGTAAAAGAACTGAGGCACCTGTTAACAATGTAAGGAGGATAACCTCGCTCAGCATCAGTATCACCATCAAGAATACTTTTCTTAGATTGATTGATTGAGTACAGGTAATCCTTTAGTTGATACATTATTTAAATACAGCGGTAACAGAAACAATTGTTGCACCAGGGTTACGGGCGACAGCAACCTTACGAGCATCCTGGTAATCTGTAGCAATCACCTCTTCCTTGAAGACGGTGCCTGCTTTGTAGAGGGTGACTTCACACTTCATAGTTGAAAAGGACTAGTTCCTTGCGAGTTGCTTGATCTATATTATAACTCCCCACAGAGCGCATGGTGTAAGTATGTGCAAATTCAGCAGCTGTCCACCCTTGCTTGAAGCGGTCTCGGATCAGTTGCGATGAATTGTAACTAACAAGTTGATGACCAACAAAATGGTCACAGTCGCTAGCAAAGGCGTCGTGATCAAATCCTTTGTGCATGTTTCCACGCTTACCATATAAATTTGATCCGATCTCGTAAGGGGGATCAAGGTAAGTAAAGGACTCTTTGTTATCAGTAAGGAGTTGCTCATAAGAAAGATTAGTAATTTTCCAATTGCCAATCAATTTTTGATAATCACGGAGTCGTTCGATACCCGCAAGGGAGAAATTGGAATCACTTGCTTGCTTTGAGAATGACGAAGACTCAGTAAGACCAGAGAAAGAACACTTATTGACAACGTAGAAAGAAACAGCACGCCAGATATTCTCATTGTAAGGAGGGAACTTATCTGTCGTTGAAGATCCTGATAGGTATTCCTTAGCATCCAAGAAAAGTTTTTTCGCGGAAGCGGGGTCAGGGTGCCTTTGTTTAAGTTGGAGGAGTATGTCCGTAATTTCATTACCGTGGTCCTGCAGTTCACGCCAGAAGTTATAGAGTGGTTCATAAAGATCATTGACCCAAATATCTAGTTTAGGATATCTCTTAGAAACTTCCAGTGCTACAGAACCACCACCAAGGAATGGTTCACGATACTCAGTATATTCACTAAGATCGGGCATGTATTGAAACAGTTTACTCAGGGCACGACTCTTCCCGCCTGGGTAACGTAAAGGTGTCTTTAAAGACTTCAATGTCTGGGGCATGGTATTTAAGGTATTCACGAAAGATCATTTTCATTTCACGC